ATTGCACGAATGCCGGTGAAGTATCCGAAGTAAAGCCAACGATACCGAAACCACACCAGTTAACGTTTTGCGCTGGCATCGCTGCCTGAACTGGCGTCCAGCGCGGGCGAACCATCCCATCAGGCAGACCAGACAGCGCTTTAACCCAGCGGCTTAACTCGCGTTCAAGCGGTTCATCGTAAGCCTGCGGCGCGCTAAGCGGTGTAAGATAGCCTGGCTGCGTGCTGTCATTGCTCATTGGCTCCCCCGTCGAATGGCTGCAACTCGCAATGCGCCTGCACGAATCCGGCGCCATAACGCGTGTAAGGATCAACAAACGTCACGCGGTAATCTGCGCCAGCGTATTCGACGACATCCGCATCCAGTTCAGTTTTACCGCTGATCAGCCGGGTTTGTGTAATCACCAGAATTGCGCCGGCTATTACCTGCCCCGCCTCCATGCGCCTGGCTTCGAGTGAGCGGTCAACAGTAACCACGCCGCCAAACTGCTGGCGAGTCGCAACGTTTGATGCAATACCATCAGCGTCTACGCTTTGCACGTTTCGGCGGTACCAGAGGTTGGTATCCAGAAATTCCGGCGACAGAAGCACGTCACTAACATCAAGAGTCGGCATTTTTATCCCTCACGACATAGGTAATTGCGCGCCGATACTGCCCCGTGTCGATCAACGGCTTATCACCGGTTCGACCGCGTGCAAGACGGGCATTGATGGTTCTGTCAGCCAGCGGCGTAAACCCGGTTATGGTCATGTAACGCTTCACACCATTCGCAGCCAGCGCACCGGCACGGTTAAGTTCCATCTCGGCCGCCGCGGTATTACCGCTCATTGCCGCCTGCGCAGCAGCGCGCAAGTGTGGAAGCGTCTGTTCATCAACCGAACGTACGCCGGGAACAAGATGCGGACGCGCCGGGATGTTCTGCGCGGGCGAGCCGTTTTCGTTGATGTAGCCGATACCGGCGTTACCGAATGGCACATCATCGCGCTCGCTCTTCTCCTCGGGGATCCCCACCAGCACATCCTTACTCGCGATGGATTTTAAAGACGCCAGAACAGCAGCAGCGTTATCGCTACGAATGGTGAGACCGGAATTCACAACTGACGTCCTCCAGCACCGAACATCATGATCAGCTGCCAGAACTCGGCGCCGTAGCGCGTGTTGTTCCAGAAACCGGCATCCGGATTTAGCGTTGATCCGGTGTCGTAGCTAACGCTGACCTTGTCCACCGACTTTGACGCCTGCACGCCGTTGGTTGAACCACCAGCGCCACCGACCAGCGCCGCGTTACTGTCAGCCAGCCACAGCGCCATGTAATGCGCCACGAACAGCTCAACGAAGTAAGGGAAAATCTTTTTACCGGTGACTTTTTCGCTCAGCAGAATGTCCGCCAGATTCAGGCGGAATTCGATCTGAGCATCAGGGAATTTGGCGGTATCAGCAAATTGAGGGAAGGCGGTGCGAAAATCATCTACGGTTGGAAGCGAATCATTTTTTGGCATCGGCTCCAGCTCCAGCGGCTTTCAGCGTTTCCAGCTCTGCTGTTAACACTTCGAGTGCTTTATCTTTGGCCGCAATTGCATCGGCCTGATCACCGTTCAGTTTGATTTGCTGATCAAGCTGAGTTTTCAGGCTGTCGATCTGCGCCAGCAGCTCATCATCGCTGCCGCTGGTCGTTTCTGCGCCTGTCTGGTCCGAATGAGCCACCACAAACCAGTGTTCAGCCACATCCTTATCGACGCTGTGACGCCCTTTCAAAAAGCCGATTTCACCTTTAGCAGTGTTCAGCGTGAAAGGGGTATGTACCAAAATCTCTACCTGATTTTTTTTAGCCATGGCAGGCTCCTGTTAAGCCCCTTCCGGGGCTTCAAAAGTGGATCAGATGCCGTCCATGTAGGCCAGCGTTTTACGGTATACCGGTTCAACTGCACCGAGTTTCCCGTAATACGTGGTCAGCTGGTACAGACCGCGATACTGCACAGGGATGCTGCGCAGAGGCACCATCGGGAAGCGCACGTATTTCTTATCGTTGGTGTAAGCCACCATGCGATCAGTACCGCCAACGCCACGACCTTTCAGCCATTTCACCGCGCGAATGTTCAGCGGCACACCGTTCTGGTGATAAGCGATGGTGTTGGTCGACAGGTAAGTCAGCAATGACTGATTACCCGCAGAAGAAACGAGGATGGTAGACAGATACGCATACTGCTCTGGCGGCAGCAGTAAATCAGTCGGGACAACAGAATACGCAGAAGCCTTCCACGCGTTGGTAAGCAAAGTGTTGATGGAATCGCGGATTTTGTCTGGCGTAGAAGTCGAGGCATTCCAAGGCTCAACAGCATTGGTAACGGTGACACCGCTGAGGTTTGCCAAGCCTTTGATGTTCAGGCTTTCATCACCGATGTAAACCTGTTCATCAGCGTCCATGTTCCACTTTAACTGCATGCCGTCATACTTCTGCGTATCGATTGGACGGCCCACCTGCTGTGCTGCTGCGAGTTCGATGACAGTCCAGCCGAGTTCCATCCCCCACAGAGAAAGCGGATTGCCTTCTTTGTTGATGTCGACGTTTACGCCAGCGATAGCTGTTGAATCTTTGCCAACCCAGTTTTTACCGTTCGGGTTAGCACCAGTGCCGGCAGCGCCGAAACTGGTGTTGGTCCAGCTTGAGATATCGTCAGCAATCGACACATCTTCACGCAACTGGATATCACGGGTCCAGGTGTAGCCAACCAGCGGTAAGTTCAGCGTCTGATCCAGACGCTCAAGCTCACCTACCAGAAAGGCACCAGAACCATCAATGGTCTGTTGGTCAAAAGTCTGCATTTTCGATCCTTAAATCTTGTAGGAAATTTCAGCGTTGCCGTCGGCATCGCCCGCACCGGTGAACTGCGCATTTGGCAGTGCGACCGTTTTGCCGTTCACTGAGGTAGCCATGAAGCCACCCAATGGCACGTCGATTGAAGAATCGAGACTCACCACCACGTAAACAGGCGCGCCTTTGGTGATCGCTGTGGCGTCCGCACCGACATAAACAGTCATGTAGCCGCGCTTCAGAGCATCACCGGGGAAGTTTTTGTCAGCACCAACCTGGCGAACCAGATCCGGCGTAGACGTGGTTGGGTACGGGCGAACATAAATGCCCTGAACCACAGCAGCGGTATCACCATCTGCCAGCGGCACAAACAGACCGTCGACAAACTTGCCAGCCAGGCCGTAAGCGCTGAAAGGGTTAGCAGAGTTCAGAATCACTGGCTCTACAGTTAGATCCTGAGGACGTGAGATTGCACCGGCAATGCCAACAGGCATCCGGTACAGGTATGAAGTATCCATTTAGGTTCCTTAGCGCTTAGGAGAGGACCAGAATTCCTGGTTGATTTTGTTCAGCTCAGCAGGCGTTGAAGCTGTCTGCTGGCGTGCGTGATCGGTAGTGCGGGTCGTCTGAGTGTTACGGCCTTTAGCCAACTCAGACACAGCGGTAAAAGCCATTTCAACGCTGGTTTTAGGCAGCGTTTTAATTGCGGAATCACCCACAATCTGGCGCACTAAAGCCTGATCAGCAGAAGCAAGAACGTGGCGTTTGAACGCGGTTGGCTTCATTTTCTGTTTCAGGTCGATTCCCGGCATGATGAGCTCGGCGCGATAAGCGGAATCACCGGTTGCGGTGGTTTCCTCTTCGTCGTCTTCATCCGAATCACCCGTTTTATCTTTGCCGTCCGGGTTGTCGCTGTCGGTAGTTTTACCCTCAAGCTTATCCAGCCGAGCGATGAGCGCAGCCGCCCATGCAGGCACCTGTTCATCTTCATCGCCAGTTTTTAGACCGCCCAGTTCAGGATCTTTATCCGGCAATGGTTTTTGAGGGCTGGTGAAGATGTTGAGGTTTACACCCTGAGGCAAATCGCCGCCGCCCTCATCGCCGGTTTGGGATGATTCGAGCAATTCGTTCATGGTGTCCGCATCACCTGTCTTCCACGCGCGTTTGATGCGGGTCAGCAGGTTATTTTTAGTAGTTGCCATCGTGTTTCTGTCTCCAATTGCGCAACGTGATCCGGCCCTGCCATTTGGGACGAGAGCCACATGGTTTCCGGTAATCTGGTACTGCTTTGCTTTGCCGATGGCGGTTTGCTCATACTCGGCGTCGTAACCGCACGAAACCTCGCGCAGTCCGTTTTCGATATATTCGATGGCCTCATCGTCTTTGATGATCAGGTCAGCAATCATCAGGTCGGATTGCTGGCCGGTACCGCGCCGAACGTTCTGAACGTGGCCTACAGCCAACTCGCGCCAGTTCGCCGGATCGACAAACATGATGTTGCCCGCATCATCCTCCGGGTGAAGGATGGTCACGGTCATGCCCTCGAACGATGCGAGTGTTTCGGCGCTGAACACCTCATCTGCGGTGCGCTCAACAACAATTTCGCCGTCCGCATCAGGCTTAATCTTTGGCAGGTCAAGCGCGCTATACAGCTGCGAACCGATGCGGGCAATCGGCACGTCTTTGCATAGCAGCGAGCCATCGCCGAGCCGGTACCGCGTTTCGCCCAGCCGGGTGTTAAATAGGTATTTCATCGATTACCTGCAGGCGTAAAAAAGGCTGTCTATGCAGCCCGTTTAATTTTGAATGCAACCCTGACTGGCTTGCCATCCACGGTAATGACGCGGCGCACGCGGTCGCCAGTTGGCAGCCGCACAACGTTGGCGTGAGGTATCACCACCTCGCAATAGCAGCGGCAATTTGGCAGCGCGCCAGCGTGGCCGGTCATGCCATCCAGCGTTGGCGGCTTATCCCAGCTGACGAACTTGCCCTCCATCTCTGCATGCGAGTGGCGAACGTCGCTATCCTCGGCGGTGCGCCAGATATAGCCGGTTGAGCCAAGCGCCAGAGAGCGCGCCTGAGTCAGCGCTGTAGATGCGCGGCCTATCTCAGTGCGCGCTATAAGCCGCGCGCGCGAAGCAGCAACATCACCTGATGCTGCTATCTCTTTAGCGAACGGTTCAGCGCGTCCACCAGCGACGACTGCCTCAATGGCTTTGTTCTGGATATCGTAGATACGATCGGCGGCTTCCAGCGGAAGCGATTTGATGTACTTCACCTGTTCGGCGACGATGCTCTGCATCACCTGGCCTACCGGCGTGTTCTGCACGATATGGCGCAGCTCGGCGCTGATGTACTGGCTGTGTTGCCGCCACTCCTTATCGTTCTGGCGCGCCACCTCGAGCGCGAAATCGGTCGCTACGCGGTGAGCCCAACCATCAATGATGTCGCTGTATTTTTCCAGCGCATCGAGGATTTCAAGAACGCTATCGTTTGAGCCATCGTAGCGACCATCGACGATGTCCCCCACGGCTCGCGCTATCTTGCGTAGGCTCGTTTGATACCGTGTCTCCGCTTGCTTCGACCGGTTTCGGGTTGTCAATCTCTCCGATGCCTGGCGGGTCTTCTTCGTCGGCATCGTTGATATCCTCATCAGTTATTGATGCCCCGATGCCGGTGACGTCGGAGGCTTCGCGGAGGTCGGTCATTGCCGCTTTACGCGTCATCAGGCCGGACTGGTAAGCGGTATCGATCGCCGTGACGGTGTTCACAGCCACCGTTGAGCGGTCAACATCAGACATCTGCCACAGCGGGTTGAACTCGAACGTGAAATCGTCCGGCAGCGGCTTACCCAGCTCGGAACGGTACATCACGTCGAACAACTTGCGCAGCGGCTGGCGCAGGCGTCGTTCCTGCTGTGTGCCGATGTTGTCGTAATAGTTGGCCAGGTCGGCGTCACCGGTAGAAAAGCCTTTCGGCGACTGCCCGAACAGGCGAACCAGCGGGATCTGCGTTGCGCCGCTGATTTGCTCAGCGAACTGGCTGATCACGTCATCAAGACCGGAGAATGAATACTGATGCGCTTCGAAGGTATCTTCCGCATCCATCAGCGTCAGGCCTTCGTTGCTCTGGTAAACGCGGATCATATCCATCTGCTTAAGCAGCGCCTCATACGCCGGCCCGCCCATAGCGATCAGCTCACGGAATTTCTTAATTTTGTAGGTGCGCAAGTGCGCTTTGTACACCAGCTGCGCCGCGCCCATGGTGGCGCTATCGAACGCAGTGAGGCGGTCCCAGATGCGTTCTATTACCGACATGCCCCATTCGTTTTCTGTCTGCGCCTGCTGATAAGGCAGCGTGACGCCATCGAAGCGGATCAGGCGGCTGTGGTGAATGCTCCAGGCGGGAATGCCCGTGGCAGTGGTCACCACGTCATAACGTTCCGGCTTGCCGAGATGCGGCCCCATCTCCTTGATGCGGCGCTGCAGGTTAGGGTTAATCATCCAGCGGTCGAGAGGGAGAATGCCCTTAAACTTGCCTTCGCCGATCGTCTCGAGTCGCAGCGGCGTGAATGGTGCCTGGCCTTCAATCATGATGAAACCAACTGCGCCGCCGTAAAGTCGCGACCACTTAATCGTGTCGTTCAAGCGATCCCAGATTTCCAGCTCATCGAACAGAGACTCGATTACGCCGCGCGCTTTCGGGTCAATTTCAGAGGTGATGCGCACGCCCTTGCGGGTCATGTCATCTGCAATTGCATCGACCGCTGAACCGATGATCGCCGATGAGCGGTAAGCCCATTCGATTTGCATGCGGTTGCGGCTGGTGAAATTGGCGCGATAAGTCGACGCAGCGTGCTGGTTGGGCTGCTGCATGCCAACGCGCGCCATGAAGTTATCGTAACTGTCCGTTGTAGCCTGCGGGGTACGCGCGGTGCTGCTTTGTTTGTTTCGTGCCATCGTATCCTCGTTACAGGCGCATCCAGATATCCAGTTCGCTGTTCATTGGCGCGTAGCTGATCATCGCGGAGTCAGCGAGGTTCGGCGACTTGGTGCCGTCCGGCTGCTTGTCCACGATGATTTTGCCGACACCGTTGATGGAATAGGTTGGCTGGGACAGCTCAATCACGAGTTTGTCCTTGTTCGCCATGCTGCTGCTGATCGAAATGATTTCGTCGGGGTTGTAGGCCATGCCTTCAACCACCGCGCGGTAAGTGTTCTGGAATCGCTTGCGCAGGTGCCACCAGCTTTGTGCTTTGGAGTTGGCGAAGAAATCTTTATTCAGGCGCGCCGCCTGGCCATTGTCGCCACGCACTGCCTCAGCATCCGGATCGAACACCGCGCCGCTGCCGCGAAATGGCGTGGCAAGGATGGTTGGCCGGCGCGCCGCTTTGCGCAGCTCATTGATTGCGCGCGCATCGCCGCGAACGCCAGCGCCGAGGCCGTCTTCATCAAAGCGGAACTCCTCAATGCGGTCCTCTTCGCAGTACCCGAACACTTTCTCCACCGATCCGTAAATGTCGCTGCCAACGCCAGACCACTCGCGGATGTTCTCCAGCAGGAAGCCATGACGCGAGGAGAAGGCGTTTTTGTCGCGCCCCTCATCGGCAACGTCCATCGCGCCCAGGCGCTTGCCGGTAGGCTCAATGCCCAGTTTGATGTGAGCATCGATAGCAGCCTGCACCCAATCGCTTGGAATCAGCACGCCTTCCGCTGATGCCGCGTAATTGAGGTCAAGCTCCTGCGCCACCACCACCGGGTTATCGATTTTCTCGCATTCTTTGCGGTACCACTCGTCGTCTTTACGCGGGTCGCTGCGCCAGTGGAACGTAAATACCGGAATGCGGCCGCCGTGGCGCTTCTGCGCGAACGGGTTCGCCATGCCGTTGACCGAAGACAGGTCGATACGGCATCGCGTGGTTTGTGACAGCGAAGCCTCAATGAGCAGCGGGCGCTGCAGGAACGCTGCCTCATCCACGAAATAAAGCGTGGTACGGTCACCGCGACCGATGTTGTCGCCCGCCTCACCCTTCAGTACTGCGCCGGTGGTCGGGAACTCAACGCGCATATATGGCGCGTGCTTCTTCGCGCTCCACTCGCCGCGAAACTCAACCGGCAACATCTCGACGAATTTACGCGCTTTCCAGAACAGCGCCTTCGGGTCGCCGGTGCTGTCGACGTATTCCTCTTTACGGGAACCGAAGCCGATCACCATTTCTTTGTTGAAGAGGCACATCGCGCAGGCCAGGCCGATTGACGTCCAGCTGAGCCCCATTTCGCGGCTCTTCTCGGTAATGCCATTCTCGTGATGGCCGCGCCGGTCCATTATCCAGTGGATCCACTCTTCCTGTTTCGGGAACAGCAAGAAAGGTATTGACACCGGCAGCCCATAATCAAGGTTACGCGGGTCGGTGGTGATGCCCCAATCAATGATGAACTGCGCCGGATCATCGCGATAGAATGCGCGCAGCGCTGGCAGCACCTCGGGGTTCTGCCTAATGCGCTGCAGCCGCTCCATTCTCCATTCGAAAACCTGCGTGTAGTCAGGGTTCTTGAAATCGAAGGGGAATGGAATCGGCATTGCACAATGAGCCTATGTAAATTGAGTTTGACGTATGTTTAGCCCCAGGAAATAGTGAAGTACCCGACGCGTGGGGCGTCGGTATAAGGAGATACCTCATGGGCTATTACGTAATAAAAAAGACTGAACCAAAGACTGGTTTATCAATGGCTGCAACGCTATTTGGCGATCAGGAATATTATTTTGTACTCAAGGCTGACAATCATGAGGTCATAGCCACGAGTGAGATGTACAAGACAAAACAAGCAGCAGAAAAAGGTATCGCATCGGTTCAGAAGAATGGCGGTTCAACTGATATCCATGATGAAACCTAAGCGTTATCCGTTATGAAGCGTAATAGTAAATAGGGCTGAATTCGGCCCTATTTAACATAAGAGACATTACCCGCCGCGCGCCGGGGACACTCACTTGAATTACACCTCGAAAGGCTTATTTCCCCATGATTTCATAGCGAAATAGCTGAAAGCGGACTGCATAAACGGTGAATAAAATTGCCCCGAAATTGCATAGCCCTGAAGCGTGACCAAACCGCTATTTCCAGCAGTTATCCCATCATCTTGCGGTATGCCTCAGCAGCCTGTTCAGACGTGAGCGTGACATTCTCCGTTTTGATTGGACCGCCACCAGCGCCGGTGCTCTCCACCTTCACTTTGTTGGTGTAAGCGTCGCCAACCTCTTTGGCTGCCTGCTCTATCAGCTGCGCGGTGAGCGCGAAGTTCTTCATCCCCTCGGTGCGCGTCGCCATCCGATCAAGCGCGCGCAGGCGATACGCTTTATTGGCGATCGGGATATCAGCTATTTCATTCTGGAAGCGCGCGCGGGTGCTGTTGAACATGTCCACCCATTTTTGTGCCAGCCCTCGCCCATTTGCTTTAGTTGGGTCGTGCGACTCAACTTGCTGGCGGCTGATGGTGATCCCGAATTCTTTCTTGACGGACTCCGCCACAACCGATGGCGTATCAAAGCAGGCGAGCGACTGGACGATGAAGGCTTTGACCTCACCTTTGAGAGTCGCCATTGTTTACCTGCCCGTCATAATCAGTCACTAATTAACCAGCCTGAGCATGCACGTACCGCACGCTCTGGCTATATTCAGTTTTGCTACCTCAGCCGGTTGGCTGGCGGCGTCGATCATCTCCTGCACTTCAACGCTGGCGCCGTAGCGGCGCACCACACCAGTGAACTCTTCAACGTCGTGCCCACGCATGCAAAGCTTGGGCTGTCCATCACGTGTGAATTCAGGCGCGCCGAACTCGTCTACTTTTTGTGCGATGTGGTAAAGCTCATGCTCAACCAGCGCGCAGAACTCAGCGTCAGAGCATTGCAGGCAGTAATCAGCAGCGAGCGTGATGATGAAGCCAGGCTTACGACCGAACCACTCATAAAGCTGCTGTTCCATCCTCGCTTTCTGCCAGCCACCGGCACGCATCATTACTTCTTCAGCCTGGCCCAGCACGGTGCGGCCTTTTTTGGTGAACGCAGATGCTGCCCACAGAAAAGCAATGTCAGCATCAACCAGATGAAGGTGATCAGGATTATGCAGGCTTCCCTCAGCATCAAAGATGTTGTCGGTGATCCAGCCGAACATATCACCAGCTGGCATCAGCTTAATGTAGGGCGTGAACTCCTCAACGAAGCTTGCCGGCGGCAATGGACGTTGCATATTTTCCCCGTCACGTTTGTCACTTTGTCAAAGGCGCTGGTTAGCGCCTTTTGCAAAATCACAGATACTTTTTAGCCAGATCAATAAGCTCGCTCTCAGCAGCGCTACCCAGCTTGGCAACGCCTGCGGCAACAAACTGGAACGCCTTCTCAAAGTCCTGCACACCCTCTTTCGCAGCTGGCAGCGGGATAACCGGTTCTGCAACGATGACTGGCGCGTCGGCCACAGCAGGCGCAGCCTCAATGATTGCCGGCTGATCACCAGTGGAGTCATTCAGTGGTTCGCTCAATTTCCTGTCCTCTTTGACGTGTTTAGTTAGTAGCCACGTTATGGCCACCTTGAATGGATTCATTTGGGCTCTCCGCACAGGCTGACCCACAGGTCGTTGTGATCGTTAATCGCGCGCACTGTGCGGATGTCCATCACGTCAGCATCTTTACCATGCGTGCGGATCACCGAATCACTGGTACACATGGAATCAACGATTCTTACCGGCGCGTCAGTCGTCGCTGTTGAAGGGTGATCGACGCAACTTGTCGCGAGCAGCGTCATCGCTAAGAGCAGCATTGTTTTGCTTAACACTGTTCGCCTTCTCCACGTTCTGGGCTTGCTGTTTGGCTACAGCTGCCACTTCGTTTGATTCCACCTGCGCAGCTTTCACATCGGCTTTAGCCTGAGTTTGAACAGTGCCGATCTTCTTGCCGCCAAAATAACTGCCCACCAGCGCAGCAATAACAGCAGCGAGCGCAGCCAGCCAGTGCCAGCTACCGGCAAGCATGGTAATGATTGCTGTCATGGGCCATCCTTCATCGCGTCAACGCGCGATTTCAGCTTCGACTGCCGCACATACTGCGCAGCAACGGCCAGCCCCATCAGTGCGGGGCTGATGTAACTGAGGATGTGCGGCGGGATGTAGCTCTTTAAATCGGGCGGCAGCATATT